ATTTCCTTCCATCTCTCCGCAATATGGAGTTCAAAAAAGATCAGCACCTAATAAACGTGTGGTTCGTTTTGCTGATGGCTACGAGCATCGAGTTTTGTTTGGATTGGATGCCCATACAAATCCAAAAGTGTATTCTTTAAAGTTCGCAGTATCAGAATCAGATGCAGACACCATAGAAACATTTTTAGACGCAAGAGCATTAGATCAAGCTAGTTTTGACTTTACCCCTCCAGGTGAAGCTTCAGCAGGGAAGTTTGTTTGTGATTCTTGGAATAAATCTATTCCTTATTTAAATAGAGCAACGATTACAGCAACTTTTAGGGAAGTATTTGAGCCATGAGTTTAGATCCAATTATTAGTGATCTACAGAAGACTAATCCTTCTGCAATTATTGAGTTATTTGAACTTGAATTAGATTCAACATTGCATGGTAGTCAAACAACCATGACATATAGATTTCATGCAGGTAGTAATTTAGATTTAAACGGGAAAGTTGTTTGGCAAAGTAATGAGTATTTACGTTATCCAGTAGAAGCAAGTGGATTTGCTTTTCAAAAAGGGCAACTTCCTAGACCACAAATAACAATTAGTAATGCTTTGTCTTTAATTAGTGCTGTAATGTTAGAGGTTAATTTAATAACAGCAGGAAATGATTTAACAGGTGCAAAGGTAACAAGAATTAGAACATTAGCTAAATTCTTAGATGAAACTAACTTTGCATCTAACGGACTTTTTGTTCAAGAAAATTCAACAGATTATATTGCTTTAGAAGATAGTGATTTATTTGCACAAGAATCTGTTAGTCCTGGTACTGCTGCTAACAATGAATTTCCTAGAGAAATATATTATATAGATAGAAAAGTTACTGAGAATAGAAATGTTGTTACTTTTGAGCTTGCTAGTGTTAGTGATTTAGCAGGAATTAGATTACCTAAGAGACAATGTACTAGAGACTTATTTCCTTCTATTGGTACATTTGTTTAATGGGTTGGAAAGTCAAAGCCTTACAACATGCAAAAGAGGAAGACCCCAAAGAATCTGTTGGTTTGTTGTTAAATATTAAAGGTAAAAAAGTTTATTATCCTTGTCATAATTTATCAACTTATTCTCAGCAATGTTTTATTTTAGATCCAGAAGATTATGTTAAAGCAGATAGTTTAGGTCAAATCGTTAGCGTTATACATTCGCATCCAATTACTCCAGCAGTTGCAAGTGAAGCAGATAAAGTTAGCTGTGAAGCAGGTGGATTACCTTGGCATATTGTTAATCCAAAAACAGAAAAATGGGGTTATTACGAACCAACAGGATACAAGCCAGCGTTAAAGGGTAGGCCGTGGTGTTGGGGTGTAACTGATTGTTATACGTTGGTTAGGGATTGGTATCGGGAAAAGAAAGGGATTGAACTAATGGATTGGGAGCGACCTGTTACACCCGAAGAG